GCTTTATTTTCGTAACTCTTTACACATTCTTTACATTCAAAACAAAGACCATCTATTGTTGACTTATTCTTGTAAAACTCAGACACCAACTTCGTTTCTTTGCATTTACAGCACCGCTTCGACTCATCAGTCATGACAAAAGCTCCATAAAAAACTTACCCAATTATTACTGCTTCATTCATTTTATGCTCCATTCATTAAAAATCGCTGCCATTGCTAGAGAGGTTCTCCTATCTAAGATAGCAGCGTCTACTTTTTTCTCAATGCGTTTTATTGTCAATGCCCTAACGCCCAATTTCTCAGCGAGCTTCGCTTGAGTCATGCCCATTTTTTCACGTAGCGCCTTAAATTCTGCTTTGGTCATTATTTACCTGCTACTTTTTTCATAAGCATTAAAAGTTGGCGTTCATCTTCAGTTATCACTTGCGCCTCCTTGCGCTCTTTCATTTCCTGAAATTCCAACGCTACCGACTCCAGCAATTTAAGCATCCCGTTAACCCATTTCTCGGCAGCCAACAGCTTTGTATTATTGTCGGTTGCCGCTATTTTTATCGACTCTATGTAATCCATCTCAGCAACTGCCATCACTCTAAAATCACGGGCAAATAGTAGGCCGTCAGAAATGCCCTTAGCAATAGCATCAAACGCGGATGTAGCTGTATTATTCGCCATTGCTTTTTCTACCATAATTTTCTCCATCGGTGGTTTAGATTCAGATACTTGCGCCCTTATAAAAAAACCTTTGCGCGGTCGCTCCAAGAGGATGCCGCTTTCTTTCATAGCATCCATCAACCCGCCGATTAATTTGTAATCAGGGTTAAAGGATGCGTTATTGCGCCTTGCTTCTTTTATGATTGCATCTATATGCCATGGGTCAGATTTTGGCGTTGATGTGTATAATTTCATGGCGATATTGCCATGGGCTTTAAGTTTTTCGTCTAACTTGATTTTATTTAGTGCCATGTAGTTTTTTTGTATTGTGGTCGTTTTATGATATAGGTGCATGTAAGCAGGATTTGAGTGACCAAGACCAAGTGAGATTCTAGGCAAAACCCCTCGCGACCGATTACGAGCCATCGCATCCTTTCGTCTACATTCCCTGCACCGTCCCTCCGCCGCGCCGCCATTTCTATCGAGTCTTTTATAAAAGCAACCAATATCCTTTTCAATATTGCATTTCTTGCATGTTTTTAGCATACCTATCCCCCTTAATTAGTAAGCCGATTATACCCCTAATAAAAATAAAAGTATCATATTGATACTATATATTGTGTTTAATTAATAAAATATACCATATATGGTATTATTGCCCTATATCTGACACAGTGACGCGCAGCCGCGAGTAAATAATGACAGTAGCACACCACCACCCCGATTATGACGCTATGGCCTCACGCTGGAAACAGTGCCGCGATGCTTGCGCGGGTGAGTGGGCAGTGCATAGAGCTACAACAGAATACCTGCCAAAATTCACAAACGAAGAACAATCCTCCTACGCCCTACGCTTAAAAATGACGCCGTTTTTTAACGCATCATGGCGCACGGTTGCAGGGTTAAAAGGTATGTTGTTTCGCAAGCCTCCTAAAATTACATTACCCGCAGCACTCGAAGAAATAGCCAAAAACATTGACGGCAAAGGCTCAGATTTAGTCAGTTTCTTGAATGAAATTACAGAAGAATCACTTATTGTTGGGCGTGTTGGAGTGTTAGTCGATTATCCAGAAGCGGCTGAGGACTTGACGTTAGCCGATACAGCCGCACTTAATTTACGCACGATTGCCAGTATTTATAAAACAGAGTCAATAATTAATTGGCGCACAGCGATTATAAATGGCATGACTCGACTGTCTATGGTCGTTTTGACTGAGCAAGCAGAAATTGAAGGCGACGACGAATTCACGGTTGAATACGAAACACGCTATAGAGTGCTTGATTTATTCAATGGTCAGTATAGGCAGCGTGTTTTTAAATCAGACAGTGATAGCACAACAAATAAAGGCGATGATCTGTTGAGCGAGTCATTTCCAAAAATGAACGGAAAGCCGCTTGATTTCATCCCCATGACATTTATTGGCGTTGATTGCAACGATGTTGATGTCGATGCACCGCCATTAATCGACTTAATAAGCACCAATTTTAAACACTACGGGCAAGCGACCAGCTACGAGCGCGGATGCTTCTTTTCGGGATTACCTACGCTTTTTACTTACGGCTACAACCCGCAGCAGGGTGAATCTATCTACGTGGGCGGCACGACCGCAAACAACCTGCCAGACCCATCCGCACGGGCTGAATTTGTGGAAGTTAAAAGCGGATTCCAAGCATTACGCCAAAACCTTGAAGATAAAAAGGGTGAAATGGCTGTTTTAGGCGCGAGAATGTTAGAGGCTGGGCGCTCTGGCGGTGCTGTAGAAGCTGCTGAAACGGTAGCGCGTAGGTCGAATGGCGAAGAATCTATTATGTCTGATATGGCTCAAACCATGAGTCATGGCGCTGAAATGTTTATGAGCTGGGTGGCTCTGTGGCAAGGCGCTGACGGTGATATTGAAATCGAAGTAAACCGCGACTTCTTACCTACACAAATGGATAGCGGAAAGTTAGCGGCATTAGTAAGTGCTTGGCAAGCTGGCGCTATGTCTGCTCAGACCCTTTTTGATAACTTAGTGCAAGGCGAAATTATAAGCGACTCGTTGAACTTTGAAGAAGAGCAAGAGCGTATTAATTCGCAAAACCCAATTCTGTCCGGTGGCGCGATGCCTATGGATAATAAACCGCCCGTGATGGGCGCTATTAATCAGCTTTGATCGTGTCAAAGCTCAATCATCTCTGTGAGATAAAAAATGACTGACGAAACCGCACAAGCTGCTGAGCAGCAAGAAACTAACCATAATGACTCTATTGAAAAAGCAACGGCTGCGCTGACTGCTAAAAATAGTCAATTAATTGCTGAAAAAAGAAAGCTTGCTGAAGATTTACGCCGCTTTGAAGGTGTCGATCCAGAGGAATTTAAAACACTAAAGTCAGAACGTGAACGGCTTGAAGATGAAAAACTCGTGGCTGAGAAAAACTTCGATGAACTTTATAAAAGAAAGTCACAAAAAGCGATTGAAGAACAGATGAAGCTTGCAGCCGCTGAAAAAGAGCGTGCTGATTCTTTAGATGCTCGTGCCAAAAACTGGGAAGCTCGTGTTCTTGAAAACGAAATTTTTAAGGCTGGTAGTGGCAAGATTCACGACGATAAAGGCGCTCACGAAACCTTAGCTATGATGGCTAAGAACATCTTTTCATTCGACGAAAAAGGCAATGTAGTCCAATTTGATCAAGATGGTCAAATCGTACTGGGGAGAGACGGTAAAACACCATATTCGCCCAATGAATGGATTGATAGCTTAAGAGAAACGCATAAATTTTTATTTCCTGCTGGCAATACTGGAGGCGGCGCAACTGGAAGCCGTCAAGTATCGGGCGGCAGAACAATGACAACCGAACAATTTTATAACGCATATTTGCCGCGTGACCGTGGCGCTGCGTTGCAATCAGGAAAAGTAACTCTGATTGATTAACAATTTATTTTACCGATAAGGGTTTAAACAGATGGCAAACGTATTCACCGCATTAGCACCAACATTATTCGCAGCGGCTCAAGAAGTCTCTAATGAGCCCTTTGGCGTAATTAGCGCAATTAACGCAACTTTCGATGATAAGGGCGTTGCTATTGGCGATACCATTAACGTTCCAGTTGCCCCAACAGCAACCGCGACAGATTTCACCCCCGCACAATTACCAACTGCTGGCGATGACAAAACCGCAACCACTGTACCTGTACAGATTACCGCATCTAAAAAAGTATCATGGAACATCACTGGTGAGCAATTAAGATCATTGCAAAATGGTGGCGGAAATGATGCTGAATGGGTGCGTCAGTTAGTCGCGCAAGGTATGCGTACCTTAAGAAACTTAGCAGAAGCATCGGCGGCGACGGCAATTAAGCAAGGCGCGTCAAGAGCGGTCGGTACTGCTGGCACAAATCCTTTTGCGTCTAGCATTGATATTATCCCTGACGTTAGAAAAGTATTGATGGACAACGGCGCGCCTATGGCTGACTTGCAGTTGGTTATTGATTCAAGCGCTGGTACTTCTGCCCGTAAATTAGGCATTATCCAACAAGCCTATCAAGCGGGTAGCGATGAGGAGCGCAGAAGCGGCGATTTAATGCGTCAGTTCGGTTTCTCAATTCGCGAATCTGCTGGCATTGTTACTCATGCGGCGGGTGCTGGTGCTTCTTATGTAACTTCTGGCTCTACTGCTGCTGGTGTGCAAAATATTGCACTGGTGACGGGTACGGGTACGGTTTTGGCTGGTGATGTTGTTACTTTTGCTGCTGATACTGCTAATAAATACGTGGTTAATGCTGGCGTTGCAGCACCTGGTACAATCTCACTTGGTAGGCCGGGAGCACGTAAAACTATTGCAACCGCAAACGCCATGACAGTCGGTGCGACTTATACGCCGAACTTAGCATTTGAGCGTAACGCGGTGGTCGGTATTATGCGCCCGCCTATCATTCCAGCTAACCCAACAATTCAGCAACAATTGATTTCTGATAATTACGGCATGACTTATTTGCTGATTCAGATTGCTGGTTACGGTATGACCACTTGGGAGCTGCATTTAGCATACGGGTTCAAGGTCGTTCAAAGTGAACATGTCTGTTTGTGCTTGGGATAATAAATTACTCCTAGCCAAGGACGGCTTATTTATTTAGAGATTATTTTTATGAGTTACGCATTAATACCTAAAAGGTTTTCAGCCATAACGCCTAGCGATACCGCTAATACTCAGTTTATAGTTGGGCTGTTCATTGGTATCGGTGGAGACGTTGCAGTACAAGGGTCTGACGGTGTCAGCGTAACTTTTAAAAATGTTTCGTCTGCCGCTTATTTGTCGGGCAATTTTTACAAGATTCTGGCGACCGGAACAACTGCAACAAATATTGTGGGGCTGCATAATCAATGAGAATTAACGCGCTTTGGATCATCATATGAGCCTAGTCGTTGAAACAGGATCGGGATTATCAACCGCTGAAGCACTTGCAAGTGTTGCTGATTTTCGCGCCTATTTTGCGAGTGTTGGCGTTGATGTGACTGCTTTAACTGATACTCAAGTAGAGCAAGCATTAAGAAAAGCCACCTTTTATCTTGAGCAAAAATATAGATTTAGATGGAAAGGGTGCAAGCTCACAACAACGCAAGTATTAAGCTGGCCTCGTGCATTTGTTGAGATTAAAGACGCAATAAATTTCTACGGAAATGGCATTGTTTATATACCGCAAAATGAAATACCAAAACCTGTTATTTATTCGTGCTGTGAACTAGCATATAAATCCACTTTTGGCGATTTATTTACAGATACAAAACAACAAGTTATAAGCCAAACAGTAGGGCCGATAACTACGGTTTACGATAAATATAGCGCACAACATACGCAATATTCGGCAATAGACGCATGGTTACAGCCGTTCCTTAAGTTTTCAGGGTCAGGTACTCCGATGGTGCGGGTTTAATTAAAAGGGTGAGATTATGAATGATTCGACGTTATTACCGAGAGTTGTTAGCGGAACTTATTTAAGCGGTATTTTCATGAAAGTAATGGCGACCGCCACAACCGCCACTAATATTATATTGATCGACTAATGATGATTAACAGTTTAGGAATATGGCCGGGATGTATTAGCAATAAAATTAGTGCTTTGTTTTCGCTGTCAACATCAACAGCCGTTAACATTGCATCCGCTAATTTTGCTAATTCCTGTAGTATTTTATTGCACTTTACCCGTGATGCTGCTCCGTCGCTACCGCTGGAGGTGTATCTTTCATCGGCAAACGGAAACCTGTTATATAAAGAGCAAGGCAATTCTATTTTAGCGTTTAGCGACGGGGTTAACGTCACACGCATAGCGACATTAGGCGAAAATAATTACATTGTAATTGCTTATGCTGGAGGTGTTGTAAATCTGTATTACTCTGATGATGGCGTGATATGGCGGCAGTCTGTTGGGAGGTTTTCTGGCTCACTTGGGTTAGCTGCAACAGTAGAGTTATGCAAAACGCTGTCAACTGCTATCTATACGTGTAATTTTAAAACCTTGGATTATATTGTAACTCCGAAAACTCGTGCTGTAGTTAATGTTTTCGCTACGTTTGCACTTTTATCAGCTAATGCAAGTATTAATAATGCCGCTTTTGCGTTAGATACTGGCGCTTATTATGCTTATATTTCAGGTGCTTGGACTGTTTCACCTGACCCGCTACTAATGGTTTATTATGGGTCAGTTAGTGCAGAAGCGTTTAAAAATTACGCCCCAACAACGCGAAAAATAATCTACTACCAAATTTAGGAAAACACTCATGGCATTAACGACAACATTACCCGACACCCCAGTTACCCGAATTTATGACAAAGTGTGCCTAAATTTCTCTTGTGGAGCAGTCAAAGAAACCGGAACATTAGACTTTAAACGCTTTTTTGCAAACATTCAGCTGCAAAAATTTGCCGAACTACCTGACGGTACTTTTTCGCTATCTCCACTGGATGGCACGGTTATTTTTATTGACGATATAGCAGCGATTACAAACCCAAATCAAGGGGCGTTTATGGTGGCTTTATTAGCTGCAACCCAAGCGTACATCAACGCTGAGGGAATCTAGTGGCGATTATAACTGCTACAAAATCTGGCAACTTTCATGATGCTACTGTTTGGAGTAGCGGCACAGTCCCAGCTATTGGTGATGATGCAAGAGCTAATGGGTTTACTGTAACTATCACTCAAAACGTTACGTGTGATTTTTTACGGACACCTAATGGCGGCGGGTTCGTGTCTGCAACTCCCGGTGTGGTTGTTACTGCGGCATGTATTGCCGGCACTACTGTGTGTCTAACTAATTCAAATGGTGCTAGTTCAGTTGGCAATGGTACGGGAGGCTCGGCTAGCGGAGCTTATGGTATCAACTGTAACAGTGGCGGGAGCAACGTAGGTAATGGTACTGGAGGAGAGGTTAGCGGGGCATATGGTATTTACTGTGTTTATAATGGAAGCAACGTAGGTAATGGTACTGGAGGCTCGGCTAACGGGGCGCACGGTATCAACTGTGTTCATGGCAGCAGCAACGTAGGCAATGGTACTGGAGGCTCGGCTAACGGGGCGCACGGTATTTATTGTGTTTATGGCGGCAGCAACGTAGGCAATGGTACTGGAGGCTCGGTTAGCGGGACTTATGGTATTTATTGTGTTTATGGCGGCAGCAACGTAGGCAATGGTACTGGAGGAGAGGTCAGCGGTTCGCATGGTATTTACTGCAATAACAGTAGGGCGTCTGGATTATCAGCAACATCAACTGTAACAGGTGCTTACGGTGCGTACTACGCAAACTATTCGGCAGGGATTATGTTTAATAAATCTGGGGCATCGGCGGTTTTTTATGATGCATCGTCCAAAGAAAAGTCTGACGCATTTGTATGTATTGCAGATCCGTTTAAAAATGCTGTTATTTCAGGAGGATTAGCTGAGTATTTTTAATTCATCGGCGAGTATTACAACTCGACTAACGTTAGACAATGTTTCGGCGTTTAGCATGGGTGCGGTCGATCCGTTTTTATGGGGTTATTAGATGAATTACACCGCGATTGCAGCCCAAGCAGCGCAAGCAATAAGCATTGCGGGGCAATCAGTAACAATTCGCAAATTTACCGCAGGCGCTTATGATCCGGCAACGGGTACGGCATCAAGCACTTTCACCGATACAGTGACAAGCGGCTGTTTATTGCCATTCGGTTCAGGGCAAACTTTTTTTAATGGGGGACAGATAATTACTGATGATAAGCGGCTTTTACTTGATCCCGCAGCAGATTTTTCGATCACTGATAGTATTTTTGTTGGCGGCGTTGAATTTAATATTGTGTCGAATACCCCATTAAACCCAGCAGGTGTTAATTGCCTGCATGATTTACATTTGCGTAGATCATAATGAATTCGCCCTCAGATTTTTCGTTAAATTTAACTGCACTAACCAATCTGACTAACGCGCAGTTATCGGCGTACGTTAGAGCAACAGTCATAGATATTGGTAAAAAAATTATTTATATGAGTCCGGTTGGTGATCCAACGCACTGGAAAGACTGGAATGCTGGTGGGTATGCAGCTAATACCACTCATTGGCTGGTTAAAGCTGGCTTTGTTGGTGACGGTTATACAGGCGGCAGATTTAGAGGTAACTGGCAACACACAACAGGCGCGGCAGCAAGCGGCGACTTGCCGGACATTGACGCAAGCGGCAGTCACACAGAAGAAAAACTGAGGGCGAGCGTAAATACTGGCAGCCCATTTGTTA